GAGGCTGTCGTAGGGGATTGTGTAGTTGAACCCGGCGTAGTTGGTCTGCCCAGTGGCGATAGTTCCTGCGGGGGTGCCCAATATGGTGTAGGCGTCCTGCGCGGGAGCCGCGACAGCATTGATCTCCATTCTGGCTGTTCCGCCAACGGACATGGTCTTGAGGACGAGGAGATCTTCGATGATTTCCGCAGTAGCGTTTTCAAGCTGAGCGTTAATCGTATTGACGATAAGCGCGTGCGACAGGAGCGCGGCATTAACCGTCGTCGGGAATGAGATTATCTGCGGGTCAGTGAGGCCAACGGTGATCGACATGATCAATCCACTGAGGGCCTGGTCGCCTGGGATGGCGACATTGCTTTTAATAACCGCAGCAACAGCCACCTGGGCAGATGCATTAAGAGAGCCAACGTCGTCGATTGGGGCGACGATTTGGTAACACGGCCCGACCAGACACGGAACCAGTGCGGGCGTTGCGACTGTCGGAGATGTGGTGATGATCTCCTGGCTGATCTCAACACCTGGTCTTGTAAGCGTAGCCATATCTTTACTCCTGTCGGGTCACTCTAGCTCAAACCCATATGTAGATTAACAGCTCTAATTAGGGTGTAGAAGTCCTCATCCTCCACGCTAATCACATCCTGTATATAAAATGGGATCATAAGCTGAACCATCTTCCACTCGGGGACGCTGGATCCTTGAACAATTTGACCGTGTTGGGTTTCTGGGGTCAGAGTTATATTATTGCCGATAGCATGTATTCTACCAAGCTTCATAATGCTTGTTTTGAACACAGGGATCATTCTGAACAGTTCGTAGGCGAGCCCCTGGGCCTCTAACCCCTCACGTGCTATGACGCTAATGGTCACCGAACAGCCGATGATATCGGATATAATTCTGTTCGTAGTGGCAATATTTACGGGGATCGTCTGATTCATCGAAGTGGACGCCCAAGTGGCTGCACCACGCGAGGTTGCGATGATTGGTCTTTTATTTGATGGCTCGGAACCAGAGGGGTTCTGGTCTGTGATGATGATCTCAGTCTCTGTGACGTTCCGGTCCCACTTGTAGTTGCCAATGGGCCGACTTTTGAAAAGCCCCTGCAGCCACGTCAACCACGCGCGATTAGCCATTAATAGCCGATCGACGATCAAAGGTGCACCCGTCTCTGGAGACACCCTGTTTATGTTAGAGGTTGCGGGCATTAGTTACCTGTGAATGTACCATTTAGCGCTTTTGCCAAGCTGGTCTCTTCAATGGTTTGCGGGTTGGTGTAGTTCCTCTCGGGGGATGCAACGAGGTCTCTGATTTCGTCATCTGACATCTTGAGAGGTAGGGAGTACTCAATGTCTGACTTGGGTATTCTGTGTATTGGGGCCTGTTGTCGTATGACGGCCCGTGCTTTTGATACCTTGGATATTGTCGAGGCAACGCGCCAACGGATGTTCTCCGCCTCTACAATGACGTCACCCTCTTTTATTTCTGGGTAATTACCGAGAAGAAGGGTTGTGTCTTCCGTCTGAATATCGCCAAAGTTGGCGTGGATTGTTGTCTCGTTCGGCGTAACAATCATGGCGTAGGTTTCTACCGGTGCGTGGTATCCGCCCACCCAACCAGCATCAAAACACACACCACAAGAAGAACGAAGCCTCCTTTGGGACACTTCGTCAAAACATGCTCCACAGCGCTGGCCCGCGGTCTTCTTGGGGAAGACCCAAACCTTCCTCCCCATGAACTCTTTTAGCTTGAGGTTATTGAGCCTCGCCATCTCAAGAGCCATGAGGTCTGGCTTGGCAGCTAATCGAATTCCCCCCACATCGGGGAACACGGTTGACTCGACAGGGTCTGACCCACGCTTGATGGTCCTGACCCTGTAGTAAAGCTTGTGGTAGTAGGAGTGTTGCCCCTTGACGGTGACATCCTTTACATGAAACCGGTTCACTACCGGAACGGTAAGGTCCATGTAGGGGCCGAACTCATTGTCGGACCGCTCCACTACGAACTCATAGTCTCCGATATCCTCGAAACAGGGATCGACCTCCCAGTAGATATCGAGATATCCAAGGTCGAAGCTGCGTACCCGCATTTCACTAATACGGAGCACTAGACAGCCCCCTCTGGGTTTGGATCACGCCCGCTCTTGAGATAGGCCAGGCCACCAAGGCCTGCAGCAGCACCGCCAGCCATCATCAGCTGTCTCTTTCTTCTCGCCGCCATTCTAGCCACATTTATCTCAGACAAGCCGGCCTTGGCCCTAGCGCCAAGGCCAAGAAGGGCGGGGCCGGACAGAAGCCCAAGCTGCTCAAGTCCCCTATAGGTAGAACCCGGCGTCACCGCTCCGCCAGGGCCAGAGATGGCCGTGCGGAACTCAGAGGTGAGCGGAGACAGGCCAAGTTGCTTATTGAGATCTTGGCCCCTCAAGAAGCCATGTTCATACTCTGTCCCGCGTGCGGCGGCTCTCTCGGCTGCGGATAAATGTGGTGACCGGCCACCGAGTCCGCGTCCGAAGTTCCCCAGCTTGCGACCAAGAAGGGCCTTGAGGGTTTCTTTCTCCGAGGTTAATCCGGCCATGGTCCCAGAAAGCCCCTCCTTGTTCGCACCCCACCAACCGCCAAGTGAGCGGCCCCCGCGCTGGGCAGAAGACGCTACACCCCTGATCAGGTCACCGATCATTGCCCGCTTCGTGAGGCTGTTTTTGAGAGCACTGGCCAAGACCAGCTTGTTCTTGTCCGGATCAAACCGGCGCTGCTTTATCCTGGCACCGCGGGTAGACGGCTTCTTCACACGGATGATCTTCCGCATTCGAGCAGCAAGCTGCCCCTGGCCCACCTGCTTAATGCCTGCGGGCTTCCTGGTGGTCTGGGGGGTGAGGCCGCCTTTTGCTACGCGGGTAGGGACAAGTGCCTTGCTCTCGGAGACAACAGAGACAGTCTTCGCGCGCGTTCGACGCTGCTTGACCGCATCCTCAAGAGGATCTTTCTCCTTGTCGCCCGCGGTCTTCTCTTTCAAGGAGACGAAGAACTCTGCGGCGGCGAGGTGGCGCTTCTCACTGTCCCTTTCTGGCGCGATTAACCTTTCAAAGCCATCCATAAGGACCTCCGGCTATCTTAGCCCTTGCGAGTGTACAGAGCCCCACATGGAAACGGCCAAGGCCCCGACGAGAATATTGCCAGCGATGTTGAACTTTAGTCCACCAATGGCCGGTGCCATAAGCTCTACCTGTATGACTTGTGCAGCGACAACGTCACCAGCTGCGGCTGGTGTGTTCAGTGAGGCGACCAGGCCATTGGTGCCCGACCCTGTAATAGCAACAGCCGCTTCGGCGCCAGTGCCCATATTCGCCACAACCGTCTGCGCCGCCTCCGCTGTGCAGCCTGTTCGGCAAATCAAGAATCGCGTATACGAACTGGAGCCGGGAATGAGCACCTCTGTCTCGTCGGCAGCAATATCTACTCGGACAGTTTGATGTGAAGGTATCGTAGGCATGCCTGCTCCTAAGTATCCAGCGAGTCAAAGTAGCCATTGACGAGCGCGTACTCTGACGGAACGCCAGACCCGTTCAAGGCCCCTCGTAGATTGATCGCCACCTTTAATTTCTGCTTCTTGTTCTCATAAGCGTTGGCAAACATGCCGAGCCAGCTCATGAGCATCGGCGTCTTGTCCGAAACACTCACCTGAACACCCTGACCATCTGAGTAAGTCATCTGGTTTCTGGTCTGCAGAAGACCAACAGAGGTCATAATGTTTATAATGCTGCCGTTTATTAGCAGTGATACGGACGGGAAAGACTCCAATGTGGCCGCCTCAATAAGGGGAGGGGTCGTATTGAAGTCATCGATCGTCTCCATGATTGCGAAGGCGATCTCTCTATCCGAGGTCTCACGTCCATCGATGAGCCTATTAAGCTCAGGATAATCCCGTAACTTCGCGCGAATCAGCGCGATGACGCTAAGCAGCTTGGCCGGAATGCCCGCGTTAACCGAGGCTTCCGGTCCAAGTTCATTACTGCTCGGCTTGGTGGGATCATTGGACATCTACGTTCTCTGGCTCGCTCTTCTTGGGCGGACTTGCCGCCTTCTTGGGAGCGGGCTTCTTCTTGGGCTTGGGTGTTTTGACGGGGTTGGCTTTGTGGACAGAGAGCCGGCCATCGTCAATCATCTTCTGAATAGCTGGCGCTATCGTGCCCAGCTCCAGTGACTGCCCAGGTCGAATAACATCACGAAAGAGCAGGATGATGTTTTTGGACTCATTTTTGACAAACATCAGTCACCCCTATTTGCCCGGCTCTTCTTTCGCTTGGTAACCTTTTGTGGGCGCACAGTCTCTTTGTCAGCCTGTGCGTCTGCCTTCGCTTTAAGGGGCGACGTCCGTGGCGTAAACTTTGGCTTTGGGGTGGGTTTTGGCTCTGGGGTAGGCTCTGGGGTCGCCACGATTTGCTCTTCCTCAACCTCTGGCGTAGTTGTAACAACTTCTTCCTCTTTGGCCTCTACGGCAGGCTCCGGAGCAGGCTCTGGAGTCGCCACGACCTCTGCGGTCTCGACCTTTACGGGGGTTGTAATCTTTACGACGGGAGCCTGAGCAATAACGGGCTCGGGTTTCTTTGTATTAAGGTCTTGGACTTCAAGTGCGCCCAAGTCGACATACTTCTGTATGTTCTTTTTGTGTAGCTCATAAGTAGACGTGGGGAGGATGATGTGCTTCCCAGCACGGATCTTCCTTCCGCCTATAATAATTCTCTCAGAGTTGAGGAGGGAATGGGTATGACCGCGAAATCTACTCTTTCTTGTGTAGAGCAGGTTCTTGATCTTGAACGACATTATCTCTCCTCCGGGGTTAGTGGAAGAACGCCCCCAACACAAGTGTGAAGAGGGCGTTCTCCACAGACAAACAGACTAGAACTGCGAAACTGCCGGATGCGTGACACCCTCTTCGACGAGGTTGTTCTTGCCGCCGAGCTGATCTTCAGCAACAGGCAAACGGTCCCCACGCGTGGTGGTGTTGTGGGCCGCGTCAGCAGTTATGAGGGTCTCGACAGAGCCCGCGTACAACTCCAGCTTACGACAGCCGGCCACGTTGCCGATGTACATGCCGATGTCCTCCCACGCCTCGAACGAGACTCGGTTACGCTCTTTGTCAGCGTAGAACTTCGTCTTGTTGAGGACCAGGAAACCACCGAGGTACTCCGGCGCAGTGAACGCGTAGATGTTGCCGGGACGCAGAATGTCGGTCTTCAGGGTACGAACGAACTTACGGCCGATGACCGTAGAGTACTTGTAACCATCAACCGTGGTCTCGCCAACAATCTTGTCGCCCATGTCGCTGAGAGCCCAGGCGTTGAGATCCTCGAAGTCGGTGTCAGTCATGAGGAACTGATCGCACCGAAGTCTCGAACCACGATTACCCGAACCCGTGAACAGCTGGAACAACTTGATGAAGTCGTCCTTCTGAACCGCAAACGAAAGCGGCTGACCGCTGTCCGCGGCCGACTCGTCGTTGCCGTCCGCAGCGCTCTGGCTGACGTCAGAGTGGGTAAGGACATCGACGCCCTTGACCTTGCCAACCTCAGGAATGCCGCCGACCTTGACGTTACGCGCAGTAAACGACGTTGAAGTCGTGTAAGCATCGCCAAACGTCAGGCTCTGAGCATCCTGCTGCAAGGACTGACAGGCCGACTCCACGTGGTTCAAGAACACAGAGTCCTCGACCTCCTGGATGTCGTTCACGATGTTACGACGGATAATCTCCGTAATAGGCAACGTGTATGCCATCAGCTCCTGCTCAGTCTGCTCGTAGCGCTCCGAACCAACCGTGTGGAACGGGACCTCGAACCTTGGAGCCGTGTAGTACTTGGCAGTCGGCTGTCCACGGAAGGACATCGACATAGCACGGCTCTGCGGCACGACTTCCACGATCTTCACGAGGGTGTCGTGATTAACGCTAACCTGACAGTCAGCACGAGTCACAGTCTTGGGGGGAAGAACCTTCCGCGCGAAGGATTCCTCGCGCAAACGGTCCCGAATGTAATCGCCACCCAGGGCAGCAATCTTCTCTTTTCCAGCCTCAGTATCGAGCTTGCTAACAAACAGCTCGTTGAGGACTTCGCTAGGTACGCTAGACATATCAGTCCTCCTTAAGCGCTAGTTGTGACAACGGAGATCCA